CGACGGCAGTTTGCCAAAAGATTATGAATTCAATCTTGGTTGATGAAACAAATCACAGCCGAAAAGCGTACATAATAAAAATGTTTGTTTTTTACACATTAATTTCTTTAATTTTGTTGCATGGGCATAATACAACGCATACAATCCGCTTTTTCAAGACGTTCTTCGCTTGAAAATCCGTCAACCAATCTTGTTGAATGGCTGAACGGTGGGAATACGAATGCGACAAAGGTGCACGTCACAAAAGATACTGCTTTGTCGGTATCTGCGGCATGGCGTTGCGAAAATCTAATTGCAGGCAGTGTAGCGTCTCTGCCATGTTCAGTGTATGAAATAACAGAAGAAGGTCGTAAAGCACTGCCAGCTCATCCTATAAGCAAATTATTAAAGTCGCCTTCGCAATTTTATACAGGCTTTACTTTTATGGAACGCATGGTGAAGAACCTTGCGTCAAACGGCAACGGTATTGCAGTAATTCGTACTGACCAATCTGGCAACGTTATAGGTTTAGACCTACCTACTGGGCAGATTAAAGCAAAAATCATTGACGGCTATTTAGTGTATGAAATCAAAGGATATGACAGTTTTATCTTTGCTGATGATGTTATTCATTTTGTCGGCTTTGGTGACAATCCTGTTTGGGGTAAAAGTCCGCTTCAAGTTCATGCAGAAAACTTAGGTATAAGTATTGCAGCAAATAACTTCGCAGCAACTTACTTCGGTAATGGCGGTACGATTGCAGGTGTGTTGAAGACAGATAAGAATTTGACAGCACAGCAAAAGATTGACTTATCTGCAGCGTGGCAAAGAAAGTATGGTGGCAAAAACTCGAACGGTACAGCAGTTCTTGATTTAGGTATAGATTACAAACCTGTCGGAAGTAAGCCGCAAGAGTCACAATTGTTAGAAGCAAGACAGTTTCAAGTTGAAGAAATTGCACGGATATATGGTGTGCCTTTGCATTTGCTGTATGCAATGGAAAAAGCAACACATAACAATATCGAAGTGATGAACGCAACGTATGTTCAGCACACTTTGACAACTTACATTGAACGAATTGAAGCAGAATTGAATCGTAAGTTGTTACCAGGGTCAGACAATTTAGAAATACGTTTCGACATGACTGCTTTGATGCGTGCGGATATGGCAGGTCGTGCAGACTATTATAATCGGTTGTTTATGATTGCTGCAATTAGTCCGAATGAAATTAGAAAGTCTGAAGGTTTACCAACTTACACTGGTGGCGATGCTTATTACAGACCTTTGAATATGGATATTGTCGGACAGCAAAACACAATAAACAATGACTGATTACCCACAGGCAGCAAGTGACGAAGCGAAAAGAGCGTTGAAGCATAAAGAAGAAAATGGTTCTTCTTGTGGTACTTCAGTTGGTTGGAATCGTGCAAGGCAATTAGCAAATCGTGAAGCATTGAGTGAACAAGATGTCAAGGACATTCACTCTTTTTTGAGTCGTGCAAAAGTGTACGACCAAACAAAGTTCACAGATGAAAACGGTAAAGAAATTTGCGGCAGCATTATGTTTGCAGCTTGGGGTGGTGATTCAATGGTGAAATGGGCAGCACGAAAAGCAGCAGAAATACAAGAAAATAAAAGTGATATGAATAAGAATATCGAAAAACGTGCAGCAACGATTGAAGCGGCACAAGAAACAGAGTCAAGAATGGTAACAGGTTACGCTGCAGTGTTTGATTCTGACAGTGAAGACTTAGGCGGATTCATTGAACAAATAGAACGTGGTGCATTCAAAGAAGCAATACAGACTTCTGACGTTCGTGCATTGTTCAATCACGACAATAATTTTATTTTGGCAAGAACAGCTTCAGGTACACTTAGACTGTACGAAGACGAAAGAGGCTTGAAATATGAATTTGAAGCACCGAACACTTCGATGGGTAACGACTTGCTTGAAATGATTAAGCGTGGTGATATTTCACAAAGTAGCTTCGGTTTCACTGTTGATGATGATGAATGGTCAAGCAAAGAAGGTATTGCGTTTCGTAAAATCAAGAAAGTGAAAAGACTGTACGATGTAAGTCCTGTGACTTTTCCTGCTTATCCTGAAGCATCTGTTGCTGTCAGAAAACTTGAACAGTTAAAGCAAGAAGAATTGCAGCGTAGCGAAGAAAAAGAGCAGTACAACGCTGCAGAAATAGATATGAAATTAATAGAGGCGGCATTGAATTATCACGCCTAATTTTTATAAATCAAACAGAGGTATGAAAACTTTAAGAGAGTTAAAAACTGAAAAAGGGCGACTGTTTAATCAATTAAACGATGTTTACAATGTCGCAAAACAAGAATCAAGAAACTTATCATCTGATGAATTACAGAAAGCAGATAAGTTGATTGAAGCAATGAATGAACTTGACAGACAGATTCGCAACTTAGAAGCGTTTGCGGCTCGTAAGTCAGAATTTGAAAACACACCTGCAGTTGCAGAAGTGAAAACTTCAAAGCAATCACGCAGTGATGTATTCAATAAATACTTGCGTTATGGAATGCAGGAATTGAATCGTGAAGAAAGATACTTGCTTCGTGGTACTAATCCGCAAACAACTTCAGACAGTGCAGGTGGGTATACCATCCCAGAGGGGTGGACATCGGAACTGGACTGGGCAAAGCAATTTGTCGGTGAAGTTGAAAGCGTTGCAAGAGTATTTTCAACAGCAACAGGTAACACATTACCTATTCCAAAAGTGAATGACACAGCGGTTGATGCTGCATTACAAACAGAAGGTTCTGCAACGACTGTTGCTGATATGACGTTTGGTAATACTGATTTGTCTGCATATACTTACAGCACACTTGTGAAAGTGTCTAAGCAGTTACTACAAGACGAAGAAGTAAACCTTATCGGATACTTGACTGAATTGTTAGGTCAGCGTATTGCAAGAGCAACAAACGCAGCTTTAACAACTGGTGACGGAAGTGCAAAACCTAATGGCGTGATTACGGCAGCAACGGTAGGTAAAACTGCAGCAAGTGCGACAGCAATTACACACGAAGAATTGATTGACTTGTATTATTCAGTTGATCCTGCGTACAGAATGGGGACATCTTGTTACTACATGATGAATGATGCAGTTCATGCAGCAGTTCGCAAGTTAGGATTGACAGCAGCAGAAAACTACAATCCGATCACGTTTGCAAACGACGGTACAATGTTCATCTTGGGCAAAGAAGTAAAAATTAACCAAGATATGGACTCTGCAATTACGACAGGTAAGAAAACAGTTCTATTCGGTGATTTCTCTGGATATGCAGTACGTGTTGCAGGTGGTATCAACGTCTTAAGAATGGACGAAAGATATGCTGACGAATTAAACGTTGGTTTCATCGCTTACAAACGTGTTGATGGTGACTTGATTAGTGCAGGTGCACCACTTAAAGTGTTACAGCAGGCATAGGGTGTTTCATAATATATATGGGTGATTAATGACACGAGTCGGCTTCGGTCGGCTCGTTTTTAAAACAAAATAATTATGAAAGTAACATTCAAAACAGGCGTAGCAGGTAACAATTTCGTTTATAGAAAAGGTGTAGAATACGATTTAGAAGCGAAGCAAGCAACTCAATTCATTGAAGAAGGTCTTGCAGAGAAAGTAGAAGTAAAAGAAACTGCAACAAGCAAAACGAAAAGAACAACACGTAAAAGTGCGAAGTAATGCGAGAAAAGAAAACGTCATATAAAATAATCACACAGCCTTCTTCAGAGCCTTTGACTTTGGAATATGTCAAGAACTTTTTAAAGCTTGACGGTATTTCTGCAGACGATACACTTGTTGAAGCGTTATTGACTGCTGCAAGACAGCGTTGTGAAGAATACTGCAATATCAAGTTTATTGATACTGTAATAGAACAAGTATATGACGAATTTCCGAAGGGCAGAACACTTGAAAACTGTCTGCATTTAACAGTCGGAAATGTTTCAAGCGTTGAATTTGTAAAGTATTACGATGAAAGCGGAACGTTGCAAACTTGGTCAAATACAAGCTATGACGTTGACACATACGACAAAGCAGGTCGAATTTGTGTGACAACAGGTGAATCGTATCCTTCAAGCGACACAGACAGAATCAACAATGTTGTAGTTCGTTACACTTCAGGCTTTGGCATAAACGGTACAGATGTGCCACAAGCAATCAAGCATGCAATTCTTTTGCAGGTTGGGTATATGTACAACAATAGAGAAGACAAAGTCAAAGGCTTATCTACTTTGTCAGAGTACTTGATGCAATCATACAAAACGAACTTCGTATGATTGCAATCGGCTCTTTAAGATATAGAATAGTGCTGCAAACGTATTCAAGTACAGTATCAGCAGCAACAGGTCAGCAAATAAGAAGCTGGTCAGATAGTGAAACAGTGTGGGCAGATGTGAACTGGGCAAGTGGTACAGAGGCTGAAAAGAACGATGTAATTACACAGACACAAAGGGTTGAATTTACTTTGCGATACAGGTCGGCAATAAACGCAAATGATTATCGCATTAAGTTTGAAGACGAACTGTACGATATTGAAAGTGTAGAACAAGTTGATGCGTTTAGAACGTGGTTGAAATTGAGATGCAAAAAAAGAGATAATGTCTAAAGAGAAAGTAATATCAGATAAAGAACTAAACGAATTGCTTCGCAAATTAGAAGCTATTAAGCATGTCTTTTCTGAAGAGGACTTTCAAAAAGTTATTTCTGAAGCTAGTGAAGTTGCTCTTGAAGCTGCTCGTAGTGCTGCACCGAAAAGTAAAAGAAGGCACTCGATAAAAGCAGTTGGGGGTGGTAATGTAATGGTTAGACCAGGGCATTTGAGAAAGTCAATTCAAATGTTTCAATCTAAGAAGCAAAATACTAAAACAGTTTTAGTTGGTCCTGTACTTAGTATTGATGCAAAATTGAAATCAGTAAAGGGCGCAAAGCGATTGACAAGAAGAAACAGAGCATATTATGCTACAATCGTAATGGCAGGGCAGTCAATGGGTTCGGCAGTTATACCACCGAACAGATTTATGGACAGAGCAAGAACACAGTCAAGGTCAGCAGTATATTCTAAACTGAAAGAAGGTGCAATTAAGTACGCAAAGAAAGAAATAAAAGATATATTCAAGTGAGAGCAGACATTGTCATATACAATTTATTAAAAGACGACCACACCATTTTTCCAATGGTTGTGCCGCAAGCTGTTCAGGTTGCTGACGGTAATGTGTATTTGACATACAATATCATTGATAGTGAAGCAACAGTATCTAAGAATTCATTCAATGATTACGACAGATACATGTTTCAAATATCATTTTTCAGTAAAGACTTGAACGCTGCTGCATCGTCTGCAGAGCAAGTCAGAACGACACTTGATAGATACACAGGAACGATTACAGTTGATGCAGTAGATTACAATGTGCAACTGATTAGATACGAATCGCAAGAGTTTGTCGGTTATGACGAAGACTTAGAAGTTTACATGATTGCAGCGGATTACAACGTTATCATGACACAATAAAAAAATATAGAAATGGCAACAATATCTAAAATTACAAAGACGGCAAAAGGCAACGTCAGACTGTTAGATTCTTCTGATAATATCTTGCACCAAGTAAGCCGAAACAAAACGGTATATCTTGACCCTGCAGATTCAACAGCAATCTACATTGCAAACTTTTTGAACGAACACAGTTTCAATCCGAAACAAACAATTCGTTTGACGGCAAGTCAGGTTAGTTCTATCGGTGGTGTCGCATTTAGCGGAACTGCACAGGACTTAATCACTTCACTGGACGACTATTTTTTTGGGTAAGCCAGTCGGTGACTGGCATATTAGACGAATATCCTGGTGCAGCGGCAGCGTATTCGCTAAGGTTGCTCAATACGGATTATACTGGTGATTCGATTGTGGTTAGGCGTGCAAGTGACAATGCAACGCAAATTATTGGCTTTGTGGATGGTGAATTAGACACGGACACATTGAATACATTTTGCACGGGAACAAATGGGTTTGTGACAACGTGGTACGACCAAAGCGGAAATGGTTATGATGTAACTCAAACAACAGCATCAAGACAGCCTAAAATATTTGATAGTGCAAACGGAATTGTACTTGAAAACGGAAAACCTACAATTGAATTTGATGGTAGTAAAACTTTTACTACAACGGCAACAATTAGCAATGCGAGTGATTACTATATGTTCTATGTCAGAAATAAAACAGTTGCTGAAACGGGGTATCTTTTACATTCAGAAACGGGTCAATTAATTATCGAAGTTTTTGAATACGCAGCTTATTTAGACCCAGTTAATAGCATCGAAGGAACAGGAATACTGGAAGGTCATAAGTTGGTGCATTTTGAATTAAATTCAACAACAGGCGGGAAAGTTTATGAAAATAGCATAAACACACAAACAGGATTAAATTATTCACAAACAGCAATTTCCTCCAAAACAGCTATAGGCGGTATCTATGCTGGTGAAGGTGATTTTATAGGTAATATACAAGAATTAATTATTTATAATACAAACCAAAGCAGCAACCGCACAGGAATCGAAACAAACATTAATGACTTTTACTCAATTTATTAAGAATGTACTACACAAGCACAAATCGTGAAGAATTAGAACTGTACGCAATGGTTGTCGAAAGAGGTGAACAGTATGATGGTCAGTTTACTGTAAAATGGGCAAACATTATTGAACATAAAGATAAAGGTGTGTTCGCAATAATGAAACACGATAAGTATCCTGCAACGATGGATGAAGTTCAAGACTTGACAGGATGGTTTGAAAGTGACTTGATATGACTAAAGACTTTACACTTGACGAATTCTTGCATTCAAGATTCTTCGCAGCAGCAGGTGTTCAAGACAAAGTGATAGAAAGCTATCAACAAAA